AGACGACCAGCAAGATCGGCACTAGTTGCTATTAAACCAGATTGTAGGCCTGTGCCTCTTTCTGTGGCTAGCACATAAAGCAATGGATAACCATCGAGAACTTTATTAAGAGTAACCTCAATATCAGGTACATTTTCAAAGTTCTGATAGAGGGATAGTTGACCCATCTCATAAATTTGCTCAAGATTAAAATTAGTTGTGATACCAACACTCTGTAAACCGTGGACGGCTACTGGTGATCCAGTGATACCGCTTCCTGGTTGACCAGCAGTACTTAAACCACTGCCCAAGCTTACTTGTTGAATTGCATAATAAATACGATTATTGGCCATAATTATTCTCCACTACAGATTGTTGTATGGTAAGGATATAAGAATATGTCTTACTAATAGATACACAAAAACCTTTAATTATACAGAAATAATCTCAAGCGTGACTCTAGCTTCGCCTTGATGAAAGTTGTGGTTGATAGAGTCGATTTCAATAAAATCCACATTTTTTATCCAACATTTTCTCCATAAATAGTTACATAATAAATCAGGGTACATCAAAGGATTAACAATAAGATCTCCATTAGCATCTAATGGGAACAAATTATCTTGTGCTATTTTATTAGTATCAAATAATGCTATTGTAGCATCTTGTTGAGATCTTATAATATCTAATAATTTATTTCTATCATTTTTATTTTCTGCTAATATACGAAATGATAAAGCTTGATCAATTATTAAAGCATTTGACCCAATTTCATAAGGTCTTTGTCGTGCTCGTGGTATTGATTCTATCACAATAGCTGGTAATTGTACCCTATGATTACCACCAATTGACCAATTTCCATCATCAGTTTGTGTAATGTCAGCATTATTAGTCTCCATAGATGCAAATTGTATAATATTAAACCATGGACTATCACTAGCTCTATAAGTTTGCACATATCTATAACTATAATTAGCTTTAACAGTAGAGTTCGTGGCTATGGGGTTGTCAAAAATAACTCTTCCCAGCGGATAATCAATGGTTAAATTACCACTAGCATATGCATTAAAATTATTATTAATATAAACCCCGCTAATTTGTATTGGGCTATTACCATTATAAGAAACCCCACTCTCCCACACCCAATCTTTACGAATACCCTGCCATACCTGACCACTAGTAAAACTATCATCTTCTACAAGAAGCAATTTGGAATATGGGTTATCCGGACCATATATGGAACCACTGTAGGCTATCTGGGCATTGAACCAAGCCCCAATATTTAAAAAAGACCAGTCCAGATACATTTTAAAATTAGATTCAATAATATTTAATAATAAATCATCTGAAATACTATTAACAGCTTTAAATGTTGTTAAATAATTACATATACTCATATTTGACTCGCTCTATTAAGAATATCCTGAATGTCTGATTCTGCAGAATCTAATGCTCGTGTTATCCAATTATCATTTAATGTACCAGCATACTGGGCTGGAACTTTCCAGTTTCTATTTTTATTTTTTCTCATGATAGCATTACCAGTTCTAGAGTAAGAACTAGGTCCGAATAGAACTTCATGAGCTGGTACTAAAATTGTATTTCCATCCATTAATAACCATTCTAACCACGGTAAAGAATATCCTTTAACATCTCTTATAGTAGCATATTCTGAATAAATAACATCATCAAAATCTACTCTAATCATACCAACACTAAAATTACCTATTATTTTATTATTAGCAATCCTTGGTATTTGATACTCATAAACGATATTATTCATCCAAATATTTAATAAACCACTAATTTTTTGATTAACATCAGGAATACCTAATTCAAATTGTAATTGTCCACCAACCAAAGACTGGTATTCGGGTGTTGAAACTATAGCATTACGCACAACTTCGGGTAAATTAATTTTAATATATTTTATTACATTGTTCATATAGTCTATAATGTCGGGCAATAATGCAATCAATATGTCTTTACCAATACTTTGATTATTTGCGATGAGTTTTAAATTAAGTTCCATAATATTTAATCACTGCTTTTTTGTCCACATGGATATTATATAATTATTATCGCCTAATCCACAAGGAGTAGGTTCTGCATATAGTTCAAATTTAGGATAATGGTTATTCACAGAAGGATAAACAATGGTCATCTCTTTAGCTTTTCTAATAGAAGATAAATGAGATTTTTTACCAATGGCTTGAATAAAACCAACAGGATTTTGAATATTATCTGGTGTATTTATCCATTTTTTATAATCCCAAATAATTGTCAGATAAATAGTTTCTGTGGTTTCTTCGCCATAATAACCAACACCATTACAATATGGACACAACATTCCTAAAGAGAAGGAAATAGGACCACCTGTTTTGTATTTACCTGCCGATTTTTTAAGATTAACATCATAAATACAATTTGGACACAAATCTCGTTTCGTAACTCCATAATTTAATTTACACTCACTAGATAATCCTTCATCAGCAAGCATAGTATCTATTTGAGCATTATATGCTAATCTTAATGCATTAAAATCTACCATAAATAATAATCCTATGAATAAATGTCATTTGTGGATGTGCTTCTAAATGCGCCACGTAATAAATATCTAGGATCAAAGTTATTCCCAACGAATGGACCAAGGACAGCTCTAACAACAGATGTATTACCTGTTTGATATTCCATTCTCATTCTATTGTAGAGTGAGCATGGGCCTTCTTCCAGCAATACTTGATAACCTCTTAGATTACCTTGTATAGCTAAATTAGCTGATGCTAAGGACGTTCTAATACCTTCATTAACAGCTTTCGTTCTAAATGTGCTTTCATCAGCAATACAAGATGCTTTTAAAACTACAAGATTAGTAAATGCATCATCAAGAGTATTAGTATCAGTAGGATCAGGACTTAAACCAGATGTAGTAAAATTAATAATATAATCTATATCAAATTTAACATCTTGTTCAACATATCTTGCTGCTACTAATATTAGTTGCTGTAATCTACTATCACTATATGTTGGGGTGGCACCCAAATCATTAATTAGCACACGGGTCATAGTAGTCATTGTGTCTTGCCATGCCATAAATTAATCTCCAGATTGTATATTTATACATACACCTAACAAAAAAGGCCGGCCACTAGGGCCAGCCTCTTTTGGTTTAACATGCTTTGTAGATCACTATCAGATACTGCCGAGTAGTACTCTACGGTTATCGAGAACAGCGAAGCCCTGTTCAGCCCAACCATAGAAACCTGCTCTCTTCTGACGATGAAGAGTATCGTCCTCGAAGATTTGTACTTCTTGACGAATTGGCATAATGAAAGAATCGCGTCTGCGAAGATCAAGACCGACCACAATTTCTTCCTTGCCTGATGGTAGAGCACCAGATAGGGTGTTTGTGTAGAAGGTTTGATATTGCTGACCAACACCAAGTTCATCGCGATCATGTAGATTGATGCCAAATACACGATTGAGTGTACCATCAGCAGCAACATAGATCTCACGACGAGTGATTTCGTCTACCTGATCTAGACCCCAGTTACGGATATCTTCCATAGCCTCTGGAGAGACATAAAGATCAGTTAGCATACCACGATTCTGACTAGCAGAGTTACCACCACCGTTACGACGCATAACGGTCTTCATTAGACTTACAAGACGCTTGGTGAATTGACCTTGTGTGGCATCGTTGTCATAAACAATGATGTTGCGGTCAACGCCAGCGGCTAGTAGTGTATTCCAGCCGTCATCGTTCATCTTCTTGACGAATTGTGCTTCGAGAACTTCCATAGCACGACCAACAACGTCCCAACGGGCATCGCGAGCATACTTTAGAAGATAATCGATACTAGCGCCAATGTCATAGGTTGGAACCATGACGTAATCGCCTTCAACATGACGTTGTGGAATATAACCATGGTTTGGAATGGTATAGGCCACAAAGTCTTTTTCGGTGCCAGGAGCAACGAAATCAAGTGGAAATTCTGGAGTAGCACTTTGAGCCAGTTGGATTGGCTCGAAAATGTCATCTAGAATATCGCCATTCAATACGCCCTTACGAAGAGGAAGCTCTAGAGCCTTAGCAAACTCATGGTTTGCAGCCATTGCTTCTTCTTTATTTACTGAACCAGAACGAACAAGAAGATCTGTTAATTCTGGAGTTGCTTCAAATCTATTATTGGTCATATTTTTCTCCCTTATGATTATCTGATATTAATGTCTACTTTTGCATAACCGTCAGCATCTTTGGCGCTCAAGAAGGTGCCTACTGGAACGAAAGCACCACCCACAAATTGACCACTAGCGGTAGCTGTTAGGTTACCAGTAGCGTCGTAATATGCAGGATTACCAGCAGTTGGAGTTCCAGTGATATTGTTAGTAGTAACTTGACCTCTACGTAGTAGAGTTACCTTACTACCAACCTGAACCTCGTCTTTGTGCCAATTGATGTGTTGTCTAGTTAGATCATAGTTAACAACATCATTTAGCAATAGACCACCTGGATTGGTGCCAGATGAAGTTGTGCTTGGATAAGCAACAACAGCCCTAGCATCATCCATACTTACGCCTGAGCCACTTGTGCTAAATACTACGATACCACCGCGAGTAGCGGTTGTACCCATAAAAAATGAAATATCTGTGAATGTTTCAACGCGATCTGCTTTTAAAGCCATGTTCATTCTCCCTTATTAAGTTTTTTACCTAGTCTACTATAAACGAAATCAACTAAGGCAGCTCTTGTGTTGTGTGATTCAATTTCTGTTTCACTACCAACACTAAGATCAATGTCTTTTTCAACTTCTGCTGTTTCAAGAGCATCAGAAATTGTAGCGAGTGGGTGTTGACTATCTTCTGTTTCTAAATTAGTATTAGTCTTAACTTCTGCTACCTTGACTGGTTTAACCGCAGCAACTAGTGTTGTGATAGCATCAAAAGATGCGTCATCAACATTTTCTAGTGTGTCGATCACATTGTTAACAACCTCTGAATCTACACCACTCTCAACTAGTGTGGCGACTCTTTTCATTTTCTTTTCTTTTTTCATTGTTTCAGCAAGCTCTTTCTTTTTTGTTTCTAGAGCAGCATAAACGTTATTAAGTTCGGTCTGCATTTTAGCCATTTCTTCATTTTTCTTTTGAAGCATGGTCTCTTGCATAGCCATTTCTTCATTTTTCTTTTGAAGCATAGCTTCCTGCATATCAAGTTCTTCTTTTTTCTTTTGAAGATCTTCTACCTTTTTCTTAAGTTCTTCTTCGTGCATTTCAGCGATTTGCGCGTCTGGAGGAGTTGCTCCTGGATATAGCATATTCATGCCTTCTTTTTCTGTGATAGCAGCTACTTCTTGATTGTCAGTCTCTACACTCATTATGTTCTCCTTTAAATTGGCTTGATTTGAAAATACACCTACTTGTGAAAAAGACTCATTTTTTTCTTTATTAAGTTCGATACTGAGTACTTGTTTATCAAAATTAATATTATCTTTAGTAAATATAACGCTATCTGGATTAGCTGGCTTGCTTACAAACCCCTTTCCAGAAAATGTTATATTTCTTAATACTCGACCAATTTTATAATTTTGATGTTCACCAAGACCACCATATGCTCTTAAATGTTTAGTTAAAAATGCTGTTTCAGAATTTCTTGGTAAAATTTTATATTGTGCAGTTGTTTTATCAATTAATCCATAATCAAATCCACTAAAAAAACATTCCATACTTACATACTTATTACCAGACTGTATCTCGTTAATTAGTTGTGCGGTTCTGGATTTGAGATCAGGGTCTGTAAAACCAGTATAAATTACTGAGCCTGTTAAAATATGAAATTTTTCTGGTAGATCTTCAACAGGGGTATTTTCGTCGATAATATTTCCATTTGGCATGATTGGCCAATTAGATGTAATATGACCAACTATTGTGGATTCATCGTGTTCTAAATTTGTGGGTTTATCTTCTGGAGTATTCCTAGCTGCCCAAACTTCTGCTTTATCAAATATATCATCATTTTTATTCCAAGAACTTGTGACAAGGATTGATTGTGTATAATACAAATCTTTGTCATCAATACCAGCAAGCGCTTTGATATTAATTTTTGAATTACGAGATTTGGGGACTGGTGATTGGACTAATTGTGAAGCATAAACTATAGAAGCTTTTGCAGATAGGGCTTGTGATAGACCATCTTCAATTTCTTGTGGATAAATTTCCATAATTTGCCTTCTTAAAGTGTTATTCGGGAATATACACCGTTTTATACAAATAAGCTTTTGTATATTTAATTTCTTCGGAGGTTAATGACCTATTTATTTCATTATTAATTAGTTTAATAAAATTTTTATAATTTATAAAATCATGATTAATATCAATACTATTTAAAGTATTGAGTTTAGACAAAACTAACTCTTCCGTTACTTCTTCAAAAGGCTCTAATGATAATAGGATCTTAGTTTTGACATCTTCTGCTTCATCATATTCACTACTGGATAAGCTTCTCATATTTTTTTTATTATAAAATTCTAATAATTGAGGGTTCATTATATCAGAAATTTTATCTTGAGATTCTATAGCCCAAATATTTAACGAGGCACCAGTTTGTGGGCTAAACTTTTTCGTTTTTCTTTTTTGAGTATCTTTAACATTTTTTGGCCTACCTTGTCCTGATACTCCTGTTGGTTGATTTGTATCCTGTGGAGAACTACCGAAACCACCAGCTTTAGGAGCTGCTGGAAATTGTGCTTTCATTTCAAGTAGATTAAGTTCATTTCTCTTTTTGGGTTCTAGTTCTAAGCCTACTTGACTTGGCGCTGCTATGCCAAGTTGTAGAGCAATCTTTTTCAAGCTCTTATCAAAATTAGCATCATGATAAGGTCCAGCCTTTTTAGTCATACGATTACTATCTCTTTCTGAAGATTCTCTATTAATTCTGGCTTTTTCAATATCAGGATCAACACCAAACATTCTTTGGATAAGTTCATCACTAATAATATTACGATCTGCTAATTGAATTAATAATGCTTTTTCAGCGTCTTCATTACTAAGATCCATTTTATCAAATTCAATTTTAGCTGGGTAACGGAAACCCATAGCTTTTTGAACTAAAGCAATTTCTTGTTTCCAGAATGCCATTAGTGTTTTACGTCCATACTCTAATCTTTGAGTTAGTGTTTTTAGACTAATAAAATTATTAGTAGTACCACCACCGCCAAATGTTCCTGTTAGTGTTGGTGGAATACCTAGACCAGCATAAATAGCATTTAAGTGTGGTATATATTTACCTTCTCCCAAGAATTGATGAACACTAGTTTTACTCTCAATTAATTCAATGTCTGGACCCCAAATAAGATCCATTGTACCACCACCAACATTATTACCAAGAATATTACTTAGTTTGGTTGCCGCAGATGCTGTTGGTGCAATTTTGTGCTCTAAACTACCAC